GGTTCTTGGTAAATTAAAGGGGATGATTATGAATGATAATGTTTTTGTTAGTTGTGTTACTCTTGCAATAGTGACACTTATTGGATCGATTACTTTCTATCAGTATAGTGAGTTGAAGTCTGTCGAAAGAAATGTAGAATCAGCGATTGTAAAGGGGATTGATCCCGTTGCAGTTCGTTGTGCCTATGCAAACCAGTCAGATGTGGTCTGTGTAGCCTATGCAGCTTCTCATCAGCAAGGGATTTCAACCCCGAAATCCTCCAAGTAAGTAGTTACTTACCAAACCAACCCTCTAGGATACAGGTGTTCTAGGGGGTTGTCTTTAATTCTGAATTAGCGTATAATATCTCTATTATATCGTTGAAATGGAGTCTTAATTATGAGTTTACTTACAGTTGGCAATCCAAAGTTGTTAAAGGGTCAGAAGAAGGGTTACTTGTCTTCAGTGTTACACTTTGCACCTGCAACTTTATCAGGTAAAGAAGTGTGTCCTAAACGAACAGCTGGTTGCACGATGGCATGTTTGAATACTGCTGGTCGTGGTGGCATCTTCAAGAAAGGTGAGTCCACTAATGTGATTCAGCAAGCACGAATTCGTAAGACCAAAGCATTCTTCGAAAATCGTCAAGCATTCCTCAATGAGTTGACTGTTGAGATTATCAAAACAAAAACCAAAGCAGAAAAGCAAGGACTGATTCCAGTCTTTCGTTTGAATGGTACTTCAGATCTCTCATGGGAGAAGTATGAAGTTGCAAACGGCAAGAACATTTTCCAAATGTTCCCAGAAGTCCAATTTTACGACTACACTAAAATTAACAATCGCAAAGTAAAGCACATTCCTAACTATCACCTAACTTTCTCTAAGGCAGATGGTAATGATATGGATGTTCGTCTTGCATTATCAAATGGTATGAATGTTGCAGCTGTATTTCACAAAGTGCCAGATACATATCTCGGTCGTACAGTTATCAATGGCGACGAGACAGATCTCCGCTTCTTAGATCCAAAGGGTGTTATTGTTGGATTGAAAGCAAAGGGTAAAGCAAAGAAAGATACCACAGGATTCGTTGTATGATGAAGTGTCCTATACCAATTAACGAAATGGGTGTTCACGATAAAGTAGTTTGGAATGAACGAAAGTATGAATTAGAACCACAGGAAAAGTTTTTTGCTTTAATAATTGCTGGTGTAGCTGACTGGGTCAGATCTAAGAATATGACTATTGATTTGAATACTGTGACTGCAGACCAGATTATTGATATGGTGAAAAATAACCATTGACTTGCAACTTTATTTGAGGTATAATAGATCTTATGCAAATGCTACATACATCACTTGGAAAATCTAAGAAGAAGAAACCGACTGCAAAGCAACGACAGTTGAAAGCATCATGGGAAGCCATGTTAAAGAAGTATCCCACAAAGACTGTTGCTAAACCAAAGCAACAACTCAGTGAGGTATACTCACTCGGAAAATCTGCTTGTCGTGAGACACCTAAGCATCCGAGTCTTCCATTTACTGGTGCACCTTGTTACAAGAAACCAAACCCTGTTTATACAGGCTCTGCCATTAAAGGTATTGGTACGATGCACAAGTCTAATGCAATTCCAGTCTTCTCTGATGAACAAGCAAGAGATATCGCCACTATGAGGAGAGGATAAATGAGTAATGAAACACATAATGAAAATTAGACTGCGCAAAGACGGAACATGGGAAAATGTTTATGATGATGGTTCGTCTGATCAAGAATTCGCTGAGTTATCTAATGAGATGTTAATTAAGATGCAATCAAAACGACTAACTGAAATTGCATCAGACTATCTTGAACAAGCTGTTGAAGCATCAGGCTACAAAGATGCAAAAATGGTAATTGATCATATTAGGGGATTGTGATGTTCGAATTTTGCGTTAAGTGTTCTGAAAAAGAAGGACAGATTGAACTTCTCCGTAAACGACACTATGAAGAAATAGAAACATTGAAAGCACAGATTGACAAGTTGCGAAATGAAAATGACGCACTCATCATGGATGTTGCATTCTATGGTGGTAATTTAATTAACTTGTCTTGCAATAACAAATAAGGTATAATATATTATGACACTGATTGAGAAGTATAGTGACTTACAAGTCCAAAAAATGAAATTAGATAAATTCTTCTCTATGTTCCTTGAGAAGTTTGAACGACAGATGGATCCTGATAGAACAGATACCCCTGTATGGAAACTTTATAAAAATAAACTCAAAGAATACGAAAAGGTGAACCATGAACTTAGAACAACTCAGTACTGGATTAGCAAAGAATGATATGTTTAAAACTGCAAACGAATTTTCTCTTCATATAGAAGAAATGGTTCGTAATAGTAAAATGACATATATGGACGCTGTTCTTGAATATTGTAAAGAAAACTATCTTGAACCAGAAGATGTATCGAAGCTGATTAATAGATCTCTGAAAGATAAGATTGAAATGAATTTTCGTGATTTGAACTACTTACCAAAGCAAGCACAACTGGATGTGTAATGGATGGATTTAAGGCATATCGTTATTACCTAGCAATTAAACTTCACTTCACCACCGACAGATTCAATGTCTTCGAGAACAGAGGTAATGTTCGTGGTACTCGTGAAGCATTTAATGCTCGGAATGACAGATACATATTCGAGAAGTTAGCAAGCAAACGACAAGATGATAAAGACATCATCCAGTTCTTTGTGGCGAACTTTGCGTATGGTAACGACCAAGCCATTTATGCTGGTCAAGAAGCAGATGATAATTACTTGCAATGGCAGAAACGAAAGCAGTCTATGACTAAGATTTTCGTGGATGACTTAGCGACTCTATTAACCTATGCTGAAGTGAACAAGTTAAAACCGACTGCAATATTTCAGTTTACAGAAAACGAATATCCCGTGGCACTAAACTTATTTGTTGGAGGTAAAATTGCGATAGAAACTCTAAATATCATAAACGACCAGATAGACATACTTGATGAATGGGCAACCCATGCTTCTGTAAGATACATATGGGAAGACGAGTTGCGAAGAATTAAAAAGTTGACTGGGTTCGTTAAATACGATAGAATTAAGATAGGTAAAATCTTCGAGCATTTTAAAGAAGAACTTGCAGAGTGATACAATGGGTAAGACATACAATAAACAAAAAACTGATAACGAATTTTCTGGAAAGCGTTCTGGAAAAGGTGGTGGTATGAAAACGCTAAATAGTTATGTTGAAGAAGAACTTGATTTTGATGATGGCATCTTTGATGATGATATTGAAATAACTGATGATATTCAGATTCAACATATACAAAACGATAATACAAATTAATACTTTTAATATAAAGGAAATACGATGGACATTCAAGCACTACGCAAAATGCGCAACTCTGACTTTGGAGCAATTAGCTCTGCATTCGAAAAAGTCGCAAACCCACAATCCGAACAAAAGTCTTTTACAGACGATCGCTTTTGGCGACTCGAAGGTGATAAGGCTGGCAACGGAACAGCAACACTCCGATTTCTACCTCGTGTAGAAGGTGATGAACTCCCATGGGTTCGTATCTTCTCACATGGCTTCCAAGGTCCAACTGGGAAGTGGTATATCGAAAACTCCCTAACAACTCTTGGTGAAAATGATCCAGTCGGTGAATTGAATACCACTCTTTGGAACTCTGGTTCTGAAGCAAACAAAGAGATCGCTCGTAAACAAAAGCGTCGCCTAAGTTTCACTGCCAATGTTTTGGTTGTGTCTGATCCTAAGCATCCTGAGAATGAAGGTAAAGTGTTCTTGTGGAAGTTTGGTAAGAAAATCTTTGATAAGATTATGGACAAGGCTCGTCCAACCTTTGAAGATGAGAAGCCAGTTAATGTCTTCGACTTCTGGGAAGGTGCGAACTTCAAACTCCGTATGCGTAAGAAAGATGGTTACGCTAACTATGATGAGTCTGCATTCAATGAGCCAGCACCAATTGGTGATGACGAACAGATCGTTAAGATCGCTTCTGCTCAGGTTAAGTTGTCTGAGTTTACTGATCGTAAGAACTTCAAGTCTTATGATGAGTTGAAGAAGAAACTTAATGAGGTTTTATCTGGTGATTCTTTTGCTAGCAAGTCTGCTGCACAGATCGCTGAAGATGAAGATCGTCCTGTAGCCCAAGCACCTAAGATTGCTTCTAAACCAGCACCGAAGATGCCTGAAGTGAACGAAGATGATGACGATGTAATGTCGTACTTCGAGAAGATTGCTAAAGAAGATTAATTCTTTAGAGTAGAAATTAAAAAGGGATCTTTACGATCCCTTTTTTTATGTAATCATTTTACTTCTAAGATATGAATTTACCGAAGGTTCTGTATTACGGATAGGTGGTTTAATAATTTGAGTTGTTTTGTTATTGGTCATAACTGGAGCATTAACAACACTAGTACTATTACCAACAGTTTGTGCTCTTGCCAAAGCTGAATCTGCATTATTTTTAGAAGCAGCAGTCACATTTGATGCTTCTGTTGGAGCCACAGTAGAAACTTTATTAGTCTCACTTGCTGTAACAGGTGTAGCACCTTTAGTGTCACCACTTGCTGCGGCAGGTTTAGCTGCATCACCACCACCAGCTTCAGATTTTGTATCACCTTTAAATGGATACCATGGACCAATCTTTAATGGATCATCCTTAAATGGAATCTTAATTGAAACCCCAGGAATACTAAAATCCTTAAAGAATCCAATTACTTTTGCAGCCATCTCCTTAAACATATTAGTGACTGGAGCGAATATGTTGGCTAGTGGTTGTATAATATACAAATCAATGTTATCAACAATCTTCTGTGGGATACCACCAAGAGATTCATTTAAAAATGCCCATGCTTTAGCCATTGGTTCAAATATCATTGCTTTTAAATCTAAACCATCAAATGCTTCTTGAAGTGTTCTGATTGGATGGAAGATCTTATCCATCAATGAAGCAAACAAGTCAGAGAATGAGAATGAGTCTAAGAACTTGGCTGCATCATCGAAGCCGATTGCACTTAAGATCCAAGAGATACCATCTTTGACTAAGTCGAAGAAGGACATGAACACACCATTAATTAGTCCAGTGATACCACCTTGAATTGCTCCAAGAACACCTTCCTTTTTAAACCCATCTATTGCACCACTAACAGTATCAAATATACCCATAATGATTTGTATGGGCACAAATATTTTTGAAACAATCTTAGAAACAGCACCAAATACCTTTGCAAATTTACCAAAGTATTCACCGATTCCACCGAAGAAGTCTTTAATACTTTTAATAATTTTCATCACAACACCATCACCACTTAATGCAGAGAACGCATCTTTGAATGGTGCAACAAATTTACCAACAACATCACTAATGAATGTGCCGATACTTTTTAGTGTTTGTCCGATTTTAGAATCTTCGAAGAAAGAGAAATACTTCTTAAACTTAGTCACTGATTCTTCAAAGAATGAAGCTATCGCACCACCAACTCTTGTTATTTTACTTTTAATAGTATCAACGATACCGTCAACGAAAGTGACGACTTGCTTAAACTTCTCTGCAATACTAGCACCAAATCC